TATAAGGTCAGAATAAAGCCCGTATAAAAGGTAAATCATCGCACTTGGGAGCTGCGTTGTTAGTCCTGGTCTTCGCTTGAGTTCTTCCTTCTTCTCTGAAGCTTTGTCGAGTTCTATTCTGCCGTTGGTTTTCTTCAACGGACTAATCAAAATTGCACTGCAAAGGTTAGGGCATTCGTTCTCATCTATTCGCACCTTTGGAAGCAAAGGAAGTTTCTCACCAAAGAGCAACTGGCAAAGGCGGAACTGCTGCCAGTGGTAAATGGTAGGCGCACCGTCGTTGTAAAGGATAACTGAAAATCCGTAACTCTCTAAGGCTGCCTTCATCGTCAATGAGTCAGTAGTTATCTGCTCTAATTCCTCACGTGTCTTGTTACCTGCACGGTCAGGATAGAGATGTATAACCTTATTCACGGCATCAGTACCAAAGAAAGAATACACCTGCTGCGCAAGGTTCTGCTGGTCGTCTGGTATGTATGCCCAAAACTCCTTAATGATATCAAAGCGACTACCATAGTCTTTCTTCTGCCCGACAATGAGCGACTGAAAGTTACCAGGGTCGTAACCAATGTAGAGCGGTTCACGCTTATCGTAGTGACGAAGATAGCGAGCGGTCAGTGTGAAGTGGTCTTTGAGGTTCAGCTTCAAAATCTGGTCATAAATATAACTATCTTTGAACTGGTGTCGCTCGTGGTCGTAGGTAGTGAAGAACTTATTAGTCACCTCCTTGTGTCGAATAGCACAGATAGCGGTCAAAAACTCATCCAAATCGAGCGTGTCGAGCTGGGTCTTGAAGAACTTAGGACCGAGAATGTCCTTATTGCAGAATGATGAAGCACGGATATAGTAGATTGCGTTTCTTCGCATGTCCGCTAAGCGTGGTTTCCATCGGGCAACAAAGGCGTTAAGACGTTCATTTTCCAGTCTTATCTTCTCCATTGTGACAGGGTTCTTCGTATTGCGTAAATCCTGCTGGAGCATAAACTGCTTATAGAGCGACTGATTGATAGCGAGCGAGACACTGGCTATTTCCTCAATGAGCTGTCGGTCCATCTTGTTTTCGTATTCCTCAAACCAATCGTCCTCACCAAGGTCGACACGTGCCGTATCGCTCACACCTGTCACGCCTTCATAGTAGGCAGAGCGACGGATGTCAGCTGAACCACCACGGAGGGAAGGGAAAAGACGTGACTTGAGTTTCTCTCCGCTGTTGTGCTTCATCTCCTCGACGAATGCATGCACGGCATTACGACCAGCGACACTCTCAGGCTGATCAGAAGATACTAACTGAAGGTGTGCACCATTGCGGAAGATGACTGAGTGCTTAGCGTAGGCAATAGGGTAGCGTGGTCGACGGAAGTGTGAAGGTAGCTTTGCTTCGCCCACTACATAGTCGATACCATACTCTAACATTGCTCGCTGCTTGCCATTCACAATGACTGGTCGAGAGAACGAAGCCTGAATATTAGGCCAGACATTCGTCATTAGTGCAACATAAGTCTTATGCACAAGGAACGAGAGTTCACCAGGCATATCATTCGTTACACGAATAAGACGTGGAACGATGACGCCCTCGGTCTTACCAGTAGCACGAGCCCACTCTGCATAGAGCATATTCGGGTCGATGATGTTTGCTAACAGCTGAACACGATTCATATAGTAATGCTCGAAGTCAACTGTAGGCTGTTCGTTATTTATTATTTCATCAGTCATTCTGAATCTCCTCTACTATTTCAGCGTCTTGTATGTCAGCATCACGCAGCAGTCGTTTCTTCTCCTTCTGCTCGATAGGCAGCGAGTCGATAAGCGTAACATAAAAGCCTTGATTGTGTTTCGCTGCAATATCCTTGAGACTCTTCTTCGAGAAGCCAAGTTCCTCAGCTGTGATGCTTGGTGTGATAATGAACGTAACACCAAGGTCTCTATCGGCTTCGGAGATTTCAGAAGCACGACGACGACACTCCAGCGCACGTTCGTAGCACTTGCCTTGTGTCTTATAGTCACCAGCCAAGGCACAGAGCTTAGCAAGGTTCTCAAACTGATTAGCGTACTGATTCTCCCATATCTTGATGGGTACGTTATTGTCTACTTGGAAGTAGTTGATGGCTTCGTAGAGTCGAGCCATACAGGTGCGCTGCTCTATCTTGATACCTTGGTTAGCATTGATGCGCTGTTGCAACTTACGAGCCGCACGAGTTATATTGCGTTCGTGCTCGTAGATTTCCATTGCCCACTGCAATTGCTCCAAGAACTTCTGTAGTTCTTGGGGAATAGCATCGCACTTGCCAGTGGCAAAGAACTGCGATATTAAGTCAGGGTGTATCTGTTCGATACGGTCAAGTTGTGTCATACGCCAAACAAGTCTTTGCGCAGCTGCTCCTCCTTTGCCTGCTGAATAATCTCACGCAGTTCCTTCACGGCTTCGGTGCTGCCATCCTTAGCCATTTCAACGAGCTTGGTAAGGATTGCACGCATATCCTCCGTGACGTTCACGAGCAATGCAATGTCTGCAAGAAGTTTCTGAATATCTGAATCCATAACGCAAAGATAATCAAAGAGGAAAAACAAACAAAAGACAGACCATTTTCCTGACGTCAGGAAAAAGAAGCAGCGTGCCTCACGGCAGACTGCTTCACAATTTAAGAAATGCTCAAAAAAAATTATATCTTCATACGGCAATCGTTTCGAGGAAGCCGTTATATTGTTCGAGTGCTTTAAGGTAATTGTCGATGGCTGCCGTGTCGGTAGGTGCTGCCTTGAATTGGTCCCACGCTGTGCGCACTGCGCTATAGGCTACCGAGGGCGAATGAGAGAGGGCAATAGTCATAGCGCACCTCCTTCCAACCATTCAGCTACGAAGCAGGCAGCCAAGAGAACTACGAGGAACAGATGAGCGTAGCAGACCTCCTTATGCGTGAAACGCTCACCGTATAGACGTGAGAAAGTCGCTGACTCGCTATTAAACCACTGTGAAAACTTATTGCGCTTTTCGTTTGCCCAATCTCTGAACGAGAACGACCGCGGCGCTGTGCGGAGACTTGTTGTTTGCATATTGCATCATTCTTTTAGCATCCACGGAACTGCCGTGGCAGAGACACAGAGAAGCGGCTGCACATCCCGCTGCTAAAAGAATGATGTCTCTACCCGAAGGGCTTTGAAAATTCTACGGAATGGCAACCGCCAATATCTTTATGAGCATAAAAAAATGCCCAATCGAAAACGTTGAGCAATGACCGATGCTCTCCGGGATAGTCTACTATCATTCTTTTAGCACTGCAAAGATAAGCATTCGTTTTGAATAATGCAAGCGAAACGCAAATAATTTTTGCGTGACGCAAGTGTTTTATAAGAAATCCCCTGCTTCACAGCGTGAGGCAGGGGACGGCTAAAGATTAGAAAGTCAATGACAATCCTTATGGTTGATAGTCTGGATCTACGGTCGGACCACTCGGATTGCTTTCTTTTTTGTGGCTTATCTTACCAACATTGTCGCTCTTCTTCACCTCGTAAGGCTTGAAGTCGATGCCCGTGAGGAAAGCACGTGTGCGCCCGATGTCGCCTGCCTTCCAGTGGGTCTCTGGTTGGAAGTTGATGCGCGTACCGACAATGTTCTTGGCTACGTTGAATTTCTCAACCGAATCAGCAGGCTTGGTTTTCAAGCCAACCTTGAACGAGCCGAAGCCGTCGAGTACTACTCGGTCGCCATTACGCATGTGGCGAGCCATTACGTTGACGAGTTCACGCAGAACTGCATAGACATCCGCCTGCTTGGCAGAGGTGTTTTCCTCAATCTCCTTAGAGATAGACTCGAGGTCGGCAACATCACTGACAACGGCACGTGCATAGAACTTGCCTTTGGTTTTACTCTTTGTGCGAACGTCTTGGTAAATCTTAAATTTTACTGACATAATACATTGATTTTAAGGGTTAATAAATAGATTTATAGAAAGCTATGCTTTTGATGATAGAAAGCTATGCTTTGGACGATCAAAAGCAATGCTTTGGAGGATCGAAAGCTATGCTTTGGATTTCTGTTCCTGCTGCTGCTCAAGAACCATTCTGAAAAGTCGCTCTTTCTCTTGGTACTTTTCGAGATTCCGCTTATCAGCCTCTCTTTTCTCTTTACGATCCTTGCGCTTAACGAACGACTTATAACGCTTGATGTTGTCGAGAACATTCTTGTGCTGACGGAGGAACTCAGCTGGATCAGTGCGGAGCAACTTAATGAGCTGGGCTATCTCTGAGCGTCCGAAGAGTATCGGGTGCTTGCAGAGGAACTTACCAGTATCGTTTAACGATTGCAGCTCGGCAAATGCTTGAAGATTGCGGATGCGCAGTTCTGCCAATTCTGCTACGGCTTGTGCGGTTGGCTTTGTCTCCAGCAATTCGTCGAGCTGCTTCATCTTGCGCCAGGTGTTGATGCGGTCGTTATAGATGACGGTTGCCATCTGCACGTCCGCATCAGTAAGGTTTTCCCAGTCTATTTTCGGGTACTCTTCTTCTTTTTTTTTGGAGTTGCTTTCGCCTTCTCCTTCTTAGAAGAAGCATCGTCCTTATCCTCTGAAGGCGCAGTAGGTTCCTCTGATGATTGCTCTGTAGACTCGTTATCTTCAGAACCCTCTTCAGATGACTCATCGCCACCCTCTTCTTCCGATGGGTCCTCGTTGCCTTCGCCACCGTCAGTGTCTGGGCTTTCATTTCCATTAGCGTTAGGAAT